TTGCTGTTGGCATTTTTTTCCACATCCCCCCATATTGGCAATTTCTGGCAAGTAACCGGCTAAACTGACAGTATTTGGCATATAACTGGTAAAAAATGTGTTCATAAATTGTTTACAAATTGTTCACAGATTGTTCACAGTTTGTTCACACATCCGGGGCGTGGGTGTGCTATACTATAGCTACAGGGAGAGGGAAAGGGCTCCCGGTGAGTAACAGGGTCAGGCTGGCAAAGCCTGTAATACAGGAACTGCCAATTAGGTGGTTAGCATCGCTATGGATTAAATTAGAAAGAGGTAAAATTATGGTAACATTGTATACAGGAGACAAGCAGGTAGAAATTACCTATGCCAATGGGGAGACCGTCCCATTTGACAATATCGCCGGTATCGGATATCGCCCCGGAAAACTGTTGATTATTTGGAAAGATTACATGATGAAACAAGTTATCAACCCGGCATACACTTATAAGCATATCACATGCCCCGGCCGGTTTGATATTGATATCGAATAAGGGGCCTTTGCCCCGGTTAATGCAGCCTATGCCCGTCACAAGCCGGGATAAAATGCAGAGTGACCAAAAATAAATTGAAGTGAGGTAAATTAAAATGAAATTATCAAGAAAAGACCTTAGAGAACTCGCAACCGCTATTAATGCTAAAATTGTAAATGTGGGCTATAAACTCCCGCCAAGAGGTCAAACGGATGTGGTTAAACTTGGCTATAACTATGGTGTTTATGGGTGGAATTGGGATGCGTATTTGATTGACGGTGTAATATACTGTTATGGGTATCGTAATTTAATAGGGGAGCGACTTTAAGCGCTTTCCATTTTATAATTCAATTATCTAAGGAGATTTAACATGAAACCCACAAAAGAATATATCGCAAGCGCCCACGCTAAGGGGTGTTATGTAGACCGTTCCGATGGTACTATTTATCCAGCCGTACCCCTCGCAACTTTCTTAGAGGCAGTTGAGGAGTTATTCATTGTCCGTACTGAAAGACTTAACTACTGCAAGGCTGATATTTGTTATTGTAATTACAGCGACTTCTTTAAGTGCTACCCCATCCTACTCCGTAGCTACACCACCTTTGTAGCCGTTTACATCCCCACCACCGACCGCCTATTTGTATTCGACTATTACAGCCCCACCACATCCCAGCACCTTGCTAAGTTTAGAGTATGGCTAAGGAATCATTATTACAGAGTCCTTAACTTCCCTATCTATCGCAGGGTTAGAGATAAGAAAGGTTCCCATATTGAGTATGAGCCATTCATCCCATTTGTGAACGAATAAGGAGGTTAATCAAATGCTATACGACACCATTATCCCAGCCATTGGTTTTCTTGTAATAGTATTCGCAATCTACGCATATGGGAGGAACGCATGATTAACTTTAACTATCTCCGCTGGTGCATTGAAAACATGAAAAGAGGGGTTTATTCCCCTCTTTCGGTTGAGAAAATCCTCGCTAAAACCCACCACTTATACACTAAAGGCAACCTCACCGTTAAAGAATATCGTTGGCTGCTGATGGAGTGTGAATCTTTCCTAAGGAGTGATTAACAATGGTTATATCAACAGATATAAAACCCTGCACCCTGTGCGACTTCTCATTTAACGATTGCCACCCGGAATACAACCTTGAGGGGATGGCATATTGTAAATATTGCAGAGTTGGCACAGTACCGTTCGCTTGGACACAGGTTAAGGAGTGTAACCCGCTCTCCTGTATTCGTAAAGACTGCAATCATGCATGAGGAGGAAAATAAATGGAGTTTTTAAGTGGACTTTTGCTATTTGGTTTAGGAGCAGTCAGTTTAGCTGTTGCTGTTTTGTTGATAGTCGTAATAATTGATATTATTAAATATGGACGATGAAAGGGGTGAGATTATGACTGTATGCTCTATGAAGTCCAATAAAGGATTTGTCCTTGGTTACAAGTTCGGCTTTAATGGCAGACTTAACGCACAGCAGGTTAATGTTGACAGTGATGGTTCCGGCTTCTTCATTTACTCTATCGGTTTTTCCGAGTTCGTTCCTGCTAAAAAGATGAATCGTTATTCCTTTATTGAATCGCTTGAAACAGGCCACCGGATGTATAACATTAAAGGCAGTTGGGTAGGTGGTGACTGATGGCTCTATTCCACAACACCGTATTCTTAACCCTACTCGTCTGCACAGGATTCGCCACCATCGTATTATTCATTTGGGCTTTAATCCTTAAAGTGATAACCCACCTGACGAGCCGTAAACGGCGAAACGGAGAGGATTAAACCTCTCTGTCGTGGGATTAACCAACAGCATATTACAACAAACTTTAATTAACAAAGGAGATTATTTCAAATGGCTATGATTACCCGCACTATCGTTAAGGACACCACCATCACTTTCCGTACCGTTATTGACGGTGAAACTTCCGCTCCTCAGTCCATCACTGTTGATGGCATGGTTGGCAACCCCACAGCTATCGTTAAGAAGCAGCTCGGCTTGAAGAAAACCGATAGCGTTATCATTGATGCTTTCGTTGAGGATTCTCACCTGTTCGGCTGCACCGTTGAGGAGTTCCTTTCCGTGGCTCACATGATTGAGAAGTAAGTTCACCCATTAACATCATTTAATTAAAGGAGATTATCACATGAATAACACCGTACTGACTGACCTTAACAATGCTGAATCCTACTGCTCTATTAAGGGCGACTCTCGTGAAGCTCTTGTGGCTATGTATAACGCCATTAACAGCCCTGACCACAAGCTGTCTGACTTTGTTGGCAAGAAGCTGAACATTAAGGACATTTCCATTGAGCGTGTCGAGAACATGAACGAGGAAACTGGTGAAATGGCTGCTAACGCTCGCGTGGTTCTCATTGATGAGAATGGCGAAAGTTACACCTGTGTTTCTTCCGGCATCTACTCCGCTATTAAAAAGCTGGTTGCCGTATTTGGTGAGCCTACTTGGGAGCCTGCCCTGCCTGTTGAGGTTCAGAACCTTAGCACCAAGAAAGGCCGTAAGACCATGACCCTGAAAGCTATCTAATAGATAGTAAAATAATTAAGTAAAACAAAGCCCCTGTGTTAATCCCACCGCAGGGGCAAATTTTAACATTAGGAGGTTTATATGGATTTTACTGATGTACTTAGCGCTTTATGGCAAGGCAATTATGTTGAATATAATATGCTTAAGAAATATCTTGGGTTGCAATTCGCTGAATGTATGAAAAACCTTGATATGAGTAGAATTGCTAGATGGTCTAAAAATGGAAACGGTCAAGATATAACAGTTATGTTTAGGTGTAAAGGGGCAGTCGGAGAGTATTGTCTTACAGAGCGTGGGCTTATCAATATTAAAGATATTTAAGGAGGGATATTTAATGACTAAGACCGGCATTGATATTAGCTATGCCAACAACACCTACTCCAAGATAGACTTTAAGCAGGTTAAAGCTGCCACCGACTTCTGCATTATCCGTGTGGGCTATCGTGGTTACGGTGATGGCAGTCTTAAAGAGGACGGTTGGTGGAAGTATAACCTTAACGGTTGCATTGAGAGAGGTATTCCATTCGGTGTTTACTTCTTTACACAAGCAATCACAGAGGAAGAAGCCAAAGAGGAAGCCCTGTTCACTCTCGAAAGGCTTAGAGGATTAGAGGTTGACTATCCTATTTATATAGACACTGAGGAAAGTGGCCATAAGCAGAATCTTGGCAGAGCAGATAACCTTGACCCTATCACACGCACAGCTTGTGTTAAAGCATTTTGCGAAACGATTGAGGAAGCAGGTTATTACGCAGGTATCTACTGTTCTGAATCGTGGATGAACAATAAGCTGATAAAGGGTAGCCTTAAAGCACACGATTTTTGGATTGCCAACTGGAACAGAAAACCTGCTATACCCTGCGGTATGTGGCAGTATGGTGCTAAGGGATTGTGTAATGGCATTAAGGGCTTTGTAGATGTAAACAAAAGTTTCAAAGATTATCCTGCCATTATGAAGAACAACAACCTTAACGGTTACACCGCTGGTGAGAATGTGTGGCAAGTTACCATTTGGGGCTTGACTGATGAAGAATATGATGAAGTTTGCCAGTGGCTTAAAGAAAAAGATTTTCCGCACGATGATAAGAAAGTAAGGGAGGAATAAGTTATGGATGCCTTTTGGGAAGATGTAATTACACAACATTCATGGGGAGAGTTTCTTAAGATAAGATGCTCAAATTGTAAACAAGCTCCTCTTGAGAGACAGGAATTTAATGTGTATTCTCCTTATTGCCCTTGGTGTGGGTGTAGGATGACTAATGTAAAGGAGGAATAACCTATGGCCATCTCCGAAGCCGAAAGAGCCAGACTTCAAACCAAGATTAAAGAGCGAAACAAGATGGCGCGATGGATTAACACAAACTTAAATCCTACTTCCAAAATAAGAAATATCAATCCTGCTGAAACTGTAAGGAAGCTAATGACACAGGACGATGCAGATTCCTTGGAGCGTTCCCTTGATGCATTTATGGAAGCACCAAGAGAGTTAAGCTATCGAAACAGAGCTTCCTATTCCATGAACGAACAGGCAGAGCTTATGACTCTCGGCAATGAAAGCGAACGCAGGGGCAGAGAAAAGATTGAGGAAGTTAAAGAGTGGATAGGTGAAAAGGGTGTAACCATGGGCGGTAATGTGTCTAATGTTGACCCGGTTCAATGGATGGATAAATTCAGTGAGAGGGTTTACGCTTACAAAGACCCTGAACGATTCCGCAGTCAGTACGATTATGACAAGTGGAAAGATAAGATGTACGATAAGGCTCTTAACCTTGATGAAATGAAACGGATGGAAGCCTACAAGAAAACATACCTTGAAACCTTTGAGCGAAATGTGGTTAAAGAAATTGACAAAGAGATTAAAGGTTCAGCAAGGAGAGAAGAAGCTAAAGATATTTTGAACGCTCTTAAACAGCTCTCCCCGGAGGAATTTCAATACGCATATTACACAGACCTGTTAGGTGATATTTCTTTCCTGTATCCTGATAAAACATCTGATGCAGAATATGGGGTTGCGATTGGAGTTAAAGATGTGTTTGGTATTCAGTTCTGAAATACACGGCTGATTTTGAAACCACAACAGATAAAGAGGATTGCCGGGTGTGGGCATATGCTCTTTGCGAGATAGGGGGTGACTATGCTACTACGGTTGGGAACTCTATTGATGATATGTTTGATAGAATATCCTCAGCCAACAACACACTGTACTTTCACAACCTCAAGTTTGATGGTGAGTTCATAATCTATTGGCTGTTTCGTAATGGCTACACCTTTGTTAAAGATGCTAAAGAATTGGAAGAAAAGACTTTTACCACGCTTATCAGTAACATGAATGTGTTTTACACTATAACTATCTGCCACAAGAAAAGCGGACGAAACAAAATCTGTACTAAGATAATAGATAGCTTAAAGATTATTCCATTCAGCGTAGAGGAAATAGCCAAGAGCTTCAAGCTGCCTATCTCTAAACTTGAAATTGACTATAAAGCTAAGCGTGAGGTTGGACATATTTTAACGGAGCAGGAAATTGAATACATTAAGAACGATGTGCGTATAGTCGCTATGGCTCTTAGCACCATGTTTGGCGAGGGGTTGACAAAGATTACTCAAGGCTCTAATGCTCTTGCTGACTATAAGAAAATCATGGGTGGAGAATTAAAGTTTAGGTATAAGTTCCCTGCCGTCAGCGAAGATGATGATGTTATTATTCGTAAGGCATATAGGGGAGGATTTACCTATTGTAACCCAAGATTCCAAGGAAAGAAGTTAGGCAAAATTTCTGTGTTCGATGTAAATAGCCTTTATCCATCACAGATGTATAGCAGACCCTTGCCATATGATACGCCTGTAAGGTTTGAGGGCAAGTATGAGAACAATCCTGTTTATCCTCTTTATGTTCAAAGGCTTAGGTGTGAGTTTAAGGTTAAGAAAGGTATGTTGCCTACCATTCAGTTAAAGAACACTCTTGGTTTTATTCCCAACGAATATATCACAGACACGAAAGGTGAAGATGTTATTCTTACTCTAACAAGTGTAGACCTTGAATTGCTGTTCACTCACTATGATGTGTATGTGTATGAATATCTTGGTGGTTACATGTTCAAATCCAAAACAGGCATGTTCACAGAATATATCGACAAGTGGATTAAGGTAAAGCAGGAAGCTACCATAGAGGGTAATGCGGGTATGCGTACGCTTGCTAAGCTAATGCTTAACGCTCTTTACGGAAAGTTCGGTTTGAAGATAAGCTGCCGTTCCAAGATACCATACTATGAGGGTGATAAAGTTATATACCGTGACGGTGAACCTGAAAAGCGCGACCCTGTTTACATTCCGATGGCTTGCTATATCACAGCATGGGCGAGATACACCACTATCACAGCAGCACAGAAAGTATATGACAGATTCATCTATGCTGACACTGACAGCCTACATTTAATAGGCCACGAGATACCTGAGAATCTTGATGTTGACCCTGTTAAATTGGGTGCTTGGGATTATGAAATGCAAGCAGATGAAGCAGTATTCATTAGACAGAAAACCTACATGGAACATCCCTGTGGAAAGAGCGCAGAGGAATTTAAGAAGAAAGACCCGGAGAAATATGCTGAAAGTAACGGTTGGAAAATCACTTGTGCAGGTATGCCGAAAGGGTGCTATAAATATGTAACCCCTGACAACTTTAAGATAGGTTCCTCTTTTGCTGGCAGACTTATGCATGAGCGTGTAAAGGGTGGCGTAGTATTAACAGACAAAGACTTCACTATTAAGCCGAAATAAAATTTACCAATTATCGAACTTGATTTTTTATGGAAAAGTTGTATAATATAATTAGGAGCAGGGGTGGTGCATGAGTACCAGTGCCGGACAGCAACCGGGTGAAACCGGCCGGTGCGGTTGGGTTTGCTACCTTGCTTATGCACTCCCTGTTTCCACCATAAGAAAGGAACAGTTATGTATTATAATATAGATAGCGCTTTATCATACAACGCTCTATTCACAATGATAATGGGTGGCCGTGGTATTGGTAAAACTTACTCTGCAAAGAAAAGAGCCATTAAGAATTTTTTGGCTAAAGGTGAACAGTTCGTATATCTACGCCGGTACAAGACGGAATTAAAAAAGTCTGTGCCTACATTCTTTGCAGATGTTGCTAAAGAGTTCCCTGACCATCAATTTAAGGCAACGGCAAAAGGGCTTTATATTGATGAACAGCTTGCAGGATTCTGCATGACACTCTCCACACAGATTGTAGAGAAGTCAACAGCTTATCCCGGAGTGACCTTAATCATCTTTGAGGAATTTCTTATTGACCCATCTTCCTCTTATCACTATTTAAGGAATGAGGTTGAAACTTTCCTTGAAGCGTACTCCACCGTAGCAAGAGATAGAGATGTAAGGGCTGTCTTTCTTGCTAACAATGTTTCACTTTATAATCCTTACTTTCTCTATTTTGGCTTACAGCTTATTGGAGAACAAACAGTAGCTAAAGCTAAGGGTGGAGATGTTATTCTTCTTAAAGTAAGCAGCGAAGAATTTGCTAATCATATGGCACAAACAAGATTTGGTAAAATAATCGCAGGAACTTCTTACGGTGAATATGCAATAGGAAATGTGGCCCTTAGAGATTCTAATGAGTTCTTGGAAAGAAAACAAGGTACAGCTTACTATTACTTTGGATTCTTTTTTAACGGAGAATTTTACGGAGTATGGCGAGATGATAAGGTGGGGCTGATGTATTGTTCAGAGGACTATGACCCATCTTATCCATTAAAGTACACATTGAGCATGGCAGACCACACACCAAACACGCTTATGGTTAAGTCAGTTCGCAACCAACCTGTATGGCGGTTAGCCACTGTCCTTTTTCAACAAGGAAAAATGAGGTTTGAAACTGGCAAGGCCAAGGCTGCATGGGTGGGAGTTATGAAAATGCTTAATGAGATAAAGGTTTAAGGAGGTATAAAGTATGGATTGGGCTCAACTGACAAGTCTAATTTCCAGCATTGGCTTCCCGGCTGTTGTCTGTATTCTGCTGTTGAAAAACAATCAGGAACAGGCTAATGTCATTAGGGATAACACGAAAGTGATGCAATCCCTTGCTGACAAGATTGACTGTATTCTACACAAAGGGGGTGAATGATAATGCCAAGACTTACACCGGATGAGCATGAAGCTTATATGCATACCATTATGGATATGTATGAGAATCCTGACGATGGCGCTGAAATGATTACCCGGCTGCGTGATGATTATAATGCAAGCATGGAAGTCATTGAGGGTGTATCGCAGGCAGAGTACGATGAACTGAACGGCAAGTATAATACTTTGCGTGAGCAGTACATCAACAGATTCTTTGGTGGCAACGCTGACCTTATGGAAGCTAAGGATAAACAGAGCGAGGACATTAAAGATGATGAAGCAGGTAGACAGCTTACCTATGAAGAAGTAGCTGAATCTTACACTGGAAAGGATGAATAATTATGGCAAATGGTGTTAATGTTCTGAATGTTATTCGTCAGAACGCTACTGCTGTATATCAGGATAGAATCCCTGAAGCTACCGCAGAGAATCTACACGAAGTTGGTGATGCTATTCTCACCTACGAAGCACAGGCTAATGAGTTCGTTAATGCGCTGGTTAATCGTATCGGCCTTGTTATCCTGAACAACCGCATGGCAACTAACCCTCTTGCTGCGCTGAAAAAGGGCAGACTGGCGGTTGGTGAAACCATTGAGGAAATTTACATTGATGTAATTAAGGCGCAGACCTATGACCCCAGAGCTGCACAGGACACCCTGTTTAAGCGCCACCTGCCCAATGTATCCTCTGTATTCCATAGCGTTGATAGCCAGCTCAATTATCCTCTGACTATCTCCAATGAGCAGCTCCGTAAGGCTTTCCTGTCTTATGACAGCCTTGACCGGTTCATCGCTGGGCTGGTTGATTCCATGTATAAGTCTGCTACGCTGGACGAGTTCATTCAGATGAAGCAGCTTATCAGTGAGTGGAACGAGAACAGCCGGTTTATCGTTGAGCCTATCACCGCTGTTACTGATGCTGCATCCGCTCGTGAAGCGATGATTAAGATTAAGGCTGTTTCTGATGGTATGACCATCTTTAACAATCAGATGAACTACGCTGGTGTTTGGACTTCCACCCCCAAGGATGAGCAGTACCTTATCACCACTCCTGACTTCAATGCCCGCATGGATGTTGATGTGCTGGCTGCTGCGTTCCATATGGATAAAGCAGAGTTCGCTGGTCATGTTATCGTGGTAGATAATATTGGAGACCTTGGTGATAATGGTATCGAAGCCATTCTCGTGGATAAGAACTGGTATCAGGTTTACGATTATCTGCGCACCTTTAAGACTGCCTATAACGGTGAGGGTCTGTACTGGAATTACTTCTATCATGTGTGGATGGTGTATTCCCTCTCTCCCTTTGCTAATGCTGTTGCTTTCGGTACTGCTGCTCCTACCGTAACCACTCTTACCGTTACTCCCACCACAGCTACGGTTAAGCCGGGTGGAACTTTGCAGATTACCACCGCTGTTACTGGTGCTGGTGATCCCACTTCCAAGTGTACCTTTACTCTCGCTGGCAACACTGACCCTGAAACTGTTGTTAACAGCATGGGTAAGGTCATTCTCGGTAGCAAGGAAACTGGTTCTCTTGGTACCTCTAAGAAAGAGATTACTGTTACTGCCACTTCCGTTCAGGATACCACCAAGACAGCTACCTGCACTATCACTGTTGGTTAATCTTATGGTGGGGTGGGCTAACCACCTGCCCCACCTAATTCTTTAAGGAGGGATAGAATGGTAACACCTAATACGATAGTAAAACTGTATAGTGGTATTCCCTGTGACCCTACCTATCAGAATGTTCTCCAATGGGATAGTGTGACAGAACAGAATCAGTTCTTTGCTAATCAAGTGCCTGTTGCTACATACACAGACTTTCAGTTTATTGACGGAACGAGAGAACTACGGATTAAGCGTCAGATGGAGAATTGCTACCACATTAACTATGTGGCTTATCAAAATCATCGGTACGGCAATAAGTGGTTTTACGCTTTCGTCAATGATATGCGGTATCTTTCTCCTGAAAGTACAGCCCTTATCTTGGATGAGGATGTGTGGGCAAGCTGGCAGTTTGACCTTACTTTTAATAAGAGTTTTGTTGAGCGGGAGACGGTGAGTAATGATGATGTGGGAGCGCATACTCTTGATGAGGGACTGGAAACGGGCGACTATGTGACAACTGCTCATTCCTACACCTTATTCAAACCTGAGGATATGCGAGTTATTATTGCCATGACTGGAATACCTGATTATATTAAGCAGGAATTGGGTGAGGGAGTCGTGGCAAATATACAAGCCCCATCTATTGTGAGAGGGATTGCGTTTCCTGTGTACTGGATTGAATGTGGCAGAGCAAATAATGCTTCTTCTATGACTGCTGCTCAAGCGATTATAGATGCGTATACTAAAGCTTCACAACTTGATGCTGTCGTTGGAGTTTTTACTGTAACAAAAGTAGGAGATAATTACAACACGATTGAGAGCCTTGGTGCATATCCTGCAAGAACATTGTCTATTGTGCCGAGAAACAATAAGTTGTACTGTTATCCATATTGTGCCTTGAACATCATTTCTTCAAGCGGTGATGCAAAAACTTTTAGATATGAACGGTTGGCCACTGGTGGCGCAACAGGATTCTTTAAGATAACTCACCCCTTTGGTATGCGCCCAACACTTTCCGCAACAATGGAAAATTACGCTGGAAATAATATCGATATTCAAGACCAAGTATCTTTGAGCGGTTTTCCTGTGTTACCTTGGGTTAATAATGGTTATCAGGACTGGTTGGCAAAGCATAAATACACCATGGCAACAGAGTTCGGAACAGGGCTTGCTACATTAGCTGTTGGTGGGCTAACTGGTAATCCTCTTGCTATTGCTGGTGGCATATCTGCAACTCTTGGTTCTCTATCTAAGGTTGCCCAAGCTGAGCATCTTCCTAATAACCTGAATGGCACAATAGAAAGCAGCGATGCAAATGCAATCAGTGGTAAGAGTGGATTCTATGCAAACTGCGTAGCAATTAGAGCAGAGTACGCAAGAATAATTGACAACTTCTTTAGTCAATACGGTTATAAAGTGTCTATCTTAAAGGATATTGAACTGCACAATCGTCAAAATTGGGATTTTGTCCAAACCATCGGATGCAATGTTATTGGTGAGTGCCCTGCTCAAGTTCTCGAATCTGTTAAAAAGATGTTCGATGCTGGCGTAACCCTTTGGCACAACGGCACATTCAATTACGGAACACTCTCTAACCCCATCATCACTTCTTGAAAGGAGGTAAAGCATGGGAAAGAATAAACCTTTTATTCCTCTAAAGAATGAAAGCAACTCGGCACTATTCTCCAACTCCATACTTGATTCCCTTTATCGTGGCAGACTGCATGAACTGGCTATGGCACGATTCAAGTGGGAGAATCTTCCCCAAGAGATTGATGAACGGTTCTTGGAAATGACCCTTAACGAATATGCCATGGGTGCTTTCTTCTTTGACGAGGTTGCACAGCGTTATGTGTTCCTACCGGCCATGATTAACGGTGACTACAATATCTATAATGAGCCCATTCAATACAGAGTATGGGCTATCAATGGGTATCAGCAGGAACTGACAATGGAGAATTCGGTCATAGTTTATAATAACATGATTAAATCTCCTACATTCCCTTGGCTGGACTACTACGCTGAACAGCTTTATGACATTGACCAAGCAAGACGAGTTAATATTCTTGCACAGAAAACGCCGGTGCTGTTTAAGGGTACGGATAAACAAAGACTTACCCTTAAAAACATTTGGTTGAAGTACGCAGGTAATGAGCCGTTTATGATGGTTGATGAAAGCGTGGATAAGGATAGCTTTACTGTTCTCAAAACTGATGCTCCTTGGCTGGGCGAAGAACTTACGCAGATGCGTCGCCACATTATGGGCGAAATTATGATTTACCTTGGCTATGAAACGCAGGAAGCTACACAGAAAAGTGAGCGTGTTCTTGCGGGTGAGGTTAGAGCAGCGCAGAGTGAAAGCATGAGTTATAGATATAGCCCTCTACTCATGCGCAGACAGGCGGCTGAAAAAATCAACAATATGTTCGGCCTTAACATTGAGGTTAACTTCCGTCAACCTACCTCTACGCTGGTTGATATGGACGACCCATTCACGCAGTATCAGATGGAAACTTTGAAGTCTACGCAGAGTTTTACGACAGAGCCGTTTAATGTAGAGAAAGAGGGTGAGGGTAATGAGTAAATACACAACCGAACTGCGGTACATTATCGAAAGCGGTTATAAACTTAATGCCCTTACCTCTTATCCTATCTTTGACGAGAATTACCGTTCGGTGCTGAATCAGTATATCCTTAATCACTTTTGGATGCGAGAGATAGGCTTTGAAACTGCTGGCGAATTTGACCTGTATCTTGGGAACACGCTTAACGAGATTATGCCGTATTATAACGGTATGTTCAAAATGGCCATGAGTGAAATAGACCCTCTCACAAACTATAAGTATAAGGAAACGCTGGATAAGTCCGATGTGGGTACTACGAGTTCCAACTCTAACACTAACGGTAACAGCAAATCGGTTGAAAGCACCCCGGCTGATGGCCTTGTGCAGATGAACGAGATAGAGAACAATGTGTACGCTTCTTCTGCTACGCTTAACAACAATACGGTTAATGCTAACGGCACTGTGGATAGCAAAACCGAAACGGATTATGTTAAGCTGGTCAGCGGTTATAATGGGGTCAGTGTAGGCAAACTGTATGACGAATATCGTAGATATGTGGTCAGCGTTGTGCGTTTGCTGATGAACGATAAAGACCTAAATCAATGTTTCTTGGGGGTGTATTAAATGATTACTCCATTGCCCTATTGGAACTTTAACCCTGTGCTTCCTACTGTTTTTGACGATAGCTTGTCGTACCTTGAGATGGTAAGCAAGCTGTATAAGAAGCTGGAGGAAATAATTGCAGAGGTTAATGCAATCGACCAAGAAGCTATTCAGCAAGCCCTTGACGATATGCGCAACGAAATTGCAAAATTTGAAGCGCAGGTACAGGAGCAGTACAATAAGCTGGATGGCAAATATCAGGAGCTTTACAACGAGCTTAATGCGAGCATCATTGACCTTGCTGATACCACCGCCGCTTCTCTTGAGGAGATGGACACGAAGATTCATAACCTTGGCGAAAGTCTCAAGGATATTATGGATTTGAAAATCAGTGAGAACAATGAATATATCTTCGAAAGTATCGCTTCTGAAATAATCGGCATTAAGGTGCTTAACTATTTTACTGGCGAAAAGGTAACAGTTCAGGAGATGTTCGACTATCTTGCACAGCTTCATGCTACGGTTGGCATTACAGTTACTGAACTTATCACTCGACAGAAAACTGTTAATGCTCTTATTGCTCTCAAGTTCACATACAGCCAGCTTGCCATGAATGGTAAGAATATCATTGTATAAGGAGGTAATGTATTATGACTAATACACCTAATTATCAGCTTAAAAAGGTTGAGGGTACTGACCTCTTTAACCCGCTCACTCAGATTAACCCCAACTGGGACGAAATTGATGAAGCGATGAAAGCAAATCAGGGTGCAGGTGTTACCAGCGCTACACACAACAAGTCCGGTACTCTGCACGCTATTGTGCGTGCCACCGCTGGTGTTCCTGTTCTGCGCTTTACCGCTACTGGTGACTTCCGTACTGGTGACACCTTTACGGTTGATGGGAAGAATGTTACTGCAAGACTGCCTGACGGTACTTCCCTGCCGGACTATGCATTCCGTATTAACTCTAATATCATCGCTATTCAGGCCGGTGGTATACTGACCATTGTCACCAACGGCGCAAGCGTTGACCTTGAGGGTTACATGGAAACTTCCGACTATGTAGGTTCCGGTGCTACTGGTAAGGTTCGTAGTGCGGAGGTTGCTGATAGTGCTACTACTGCTACCAGTGCAAATAATGCAAGCAATCTGAATGGCCAGCCTGCAAGCTACTATGCTACTGCTGCTGCACTTGCTCCTATGATTCAGAATGTGACGGCAATCCAAGTGGTGAGCGCGCTGCCAACTAATCCTGTTGCGACCACTCTGTATTTGGTGACGGAGTCTTAAATAAGATTAAGGGATGGAGGGTGGGAACATGGAGGATAAGCATATGCTTGACAACATTATTAAAGCAAAAGAACTGTTGGAAAATGCAAGATGCCTTTCTATATTGCACGAGTGCGACCGGGGGATGGTTAGCCCTGCGGAAGCGCATATGTATTATGCTATCAGGGATGCATTGAAGTTAATGGAACAGGAGGTAAGAGTATGAAATGTCCGTATAGGATGAATGAAATGCATACTTGCCATGATGGAAAGACATGGATTTATAGGGAGTTTGCCGAATGCTATGGAAAACCGTGCCCTTATTTCGGTGTTGATGAAAAAGGCGGTTGGTGTCGGAAAATTATGATAGAAATAGGGTTCTGTGCTTATCAGGGGGAACACTAATGGACAGACGAACACGAAAAATCTTGTCAGGAATGCATGACGATATTATCGAAATACTGATGAAGTGCGAGGATATTGGAGAAGCAAAGGCAAGGTTAAGGCATATCCTGTTAGCAATAAATACGCTCTTGGTTGAGAGCAAGAAATAAGGAGGAATAACTATGGGTATTTCTTTCGGAAGCAAAAGTGTAAAACCGTATGTTGGGGGTAAGGAGGTAACGGAAGCGTATGTGGGGAGCCAGCTTGTGTATAAAGCAAGTTACCCTTATAAGTATGCTTTCCTTGGGACAGAGAATGACTATATGCTTGCGGATTGGTGTACTATTGGACAAAAGGTTGCTATTGCAAAATGGTTGAATATTTTTAGAATTGTTTTACCTTATACGGGCAGCCCTGATGCGAATGAAAACATTGTTATATTGAATGATATTGATAGCACAAAATATAAAGTGCTAAAATTTACACATTTTGTGCAAAAACCGACAGCCACAAACTGCACTGTAATTTTTGGTAAAGGTAGTACATTGATATCCCGCCAATACTATAATTTCCCTAGTGTAACAGAAAAAGCATTAAGTTTTAATATCCCGGATGGAACAACTACCATAAGGTTAATCGGTGGAGTTAGCCTATCCAGTTACCTTGACGCTATTAGAATTGAAGAATAACAACCTGCCCCGCCTAATAAGCGGGGTTTTTCTTTGAGGGTCAACTGGTAAAATATAGTAAGTTGGATGGCTGACTAATTTACTCAACTGGAAAAAACAAGAAAAAAATGCCAACAGCAA